CCTCACCTGCTTTTACTACTGCTTCAGGCAGTTTAGGCACAGTAATTGAAGATGTTGCTGTAACAGCTACTTTAAATGCAGGTGCAACAGACCCAGAGGGTTCAAGTGTTACTCACTCAATTTCTACTGGTTCTTTACCCACTGGTTTATCAATTGCTAGTGCTACTGGATTAATTACTGGAACACCAAATGTTAATGACTCTTACGCTTCTGCTGGTGTAACCCATAACTTCACTGTTTCAGCAACAGATGGAACAAATACATCAACAAGAGCATTTTCAATTTTAAGAAAATTTGCAGATGGTTCATCACAAGCTGCTTTTGCTACAAGTGCTTCTGCAATTAAAACTTTAACTAGCACAACAACAGATGGATATTACTGGATTCAAGCTAGTGGTATGGCTAATCCTGTTCAGCTTTGGTGTGATATGAATACAGATGGTGGTGGCTATATGCGTTTCTGGTGGTTTAATACTTTGGAACAAAATAGTCTTACTAATGGTTCTTGGGTAAATTCAACAAAATTTGGAACAGCAGATATTTCTACAATAGCTTATGATCAATATTATGGATATGGAAGAATACCTAGTGGAGTAACACCAACTAAATTAATGGTTAAAGGTACATCTGGTGTTCAAACTTCAACAAATCCACCAAGACATATAATTTTTACTTTTAATTCTAGTAATTCAACATCTAACGCTATGTTAGCCGCTATGCAAAGCGGAACAACTTGTTCATTTACTCAAAGAGATAATTTTCCACCTACAACAATTAGTTTAGATAGCGACCCATATACAATTCAAGGTGGTGGAGTTACTGATAACTTTGGATATGGAAATGGAATATTTGGTGGCTCTGAAAGTACATTTGACTTAAATGATGATACTGGAAAAAGTAATACAACTTTTAGTGCAGGTTTTGATGGTAGTGCAAGTGGTACTGACTTTGTTTCAGCAGGTTCACACCCAAGAGATGATAACGCAACAGGTAGATATTTAATTCTTTATTGGAAATAATAATGCCTAAAAAAAAAATTACACCTAGACAATATAATGAAATGGCAGCAGGTGTAAGATTATCAGCTCATGAAAAACTATGTGCTGAAAGAATGAAAAATTTAATTACTTCAATTGAAAGACTAGAAAAAAAAGTAGATACTTTATCTGATAGTGTATCTAAAGGTAAGGGAATAGTAGCTGTATTAGTATTTCTTGGATCTGTAGCAGCAGGTATATTAGGCTATTTAAACATGAGATGAAATTCATACTTACAGTATGGATTTGTTCATTTATAAATTTTGAATGTACACCCCCAATAAATTATCCTCAACACTTTGATACTTGGAGTGAGTGCGTTGCAGAAGCTTTAAATATAAGTGAAAAACTTCTAGCACAACAAGGTGATATAAACGAACACAGAATAGCAACCAAGTATTTGTGTAAAGAGGTAAATGTTATTTAAAGGTCATAAAATAATTGTCATAGGTGATGCTCATGATAGTCCAAATATAAATCAAAATAGATTTAAATGGATAGGTAAATACATAAAAGAATCTGAACCAGATTATATTATTCAAATAGGTGACTGGGCATCTTTTGATAGCTTAAGTTTTTTTCAAAAAAATTCTTCACAAGCAGGTAAGCTTAAAGATGCTTACATGGTAGATATAGAATCTATGCGTAAGTCTATAGATATTTTAGATAAACATATAGACAACGATAGAATACCTAGACACGTTACATTTGGTAATCATGAACAACGAGTTTTTAAATTTGAAGAACAGATCCCGGAAATACAAGGTATGATGAAAAAAGAGCTGCATGACTCTTTTGATAAACGTAACTGGAAACATTCTCCATATGGTGCATTTAAAAATATTGCAGGAGTGTCCTTTACTCATTGTCCATTAAATATTATGGGCAAAGAATATGGTGGTAAAAACTGTGAAATACAAATAGCTAATGATGCAACTAACGATATAGTATTTGGTCATACTCATAAATACAGAGATTGGAAAGCTCCTAAAATTGGAGATAAAAATTATGTAAGAATAGTAAATGTGGGTTGTGCGTTGCCTTTTAATCATGTTGAGGAGTATGCTAAACTAAACTTAACTGGTTGGTCTTGGGGTATAGTTGAACTCGGTATCTGGGACAATCATATACAAGAAAGCCAGTTTATATCAATGGACAGATTGGAGAAACAAAATGGATTATAGTAATTACCCAAACTTTACTGCAGAAGAATTTGCTTGTTCTCATTGTGGTAAAAATGAGATGCAAGAAGTTGCAGTTAAATTTTGTCAAGATTGGAGAGAACATATTGGACAGGGTGTAAGTATTAACTCTGGATATAGATGCAGCGAACATAATAATTCGGTATCTTCAACTGGTCCAGATGGACCACATACAACAGGTATGGCAGTTGATATAGGAACTAACACACAGCTACAATACAAACTAATAGACTTTGCATTACATTATGATCCAAAGCCTACAGGTATTGGTATAGCTAAAAGTTTTACTCATTTAGATTGGTTAACACAAGACGTTGATCAAAAGTATGTAGTAAGACCTAACGTATGGAAATATTAATATGTGGTTTAGTGCAATAAAACTTGCAGTCCAAGCAGGATCGCATATATACAAGAAAAAAAAACAAACACAAATGCTTATGGCAGATGCACAAATGCGTCATGCAGAGCAGATGAGTAAAGGTGAACTTGAATATAAAGCGAAAGTTATTGAGAGCAATGATAATGGTTGGAAGGACGAGTTTGTCCTCGTGCTTGTATCTTTGCCTATTCTTTTATTGGGTTGGTCTGTTTTTTCTGACGATCCAGAGATTCGTAATAAACTAGATTTATTTTTTGAGTATTTCAAAAATTTACCTTATTGGTACCAAGCAATTTTTATCGGTGTAGTATCGGCGATTTATGGATTAAAGGGTGCTGATATTATGAGGAAAAAATAATGCCTAAGCCATTAAACATTTCGGAGTCGGCAGCTGTGCAGATGCCTATGAAGACAGTTGCCTCATTGATAGTCCTCGTAGCAGCAGGAGTACTAGCTTTTACAGAAATAACTGCAAGATTAGTGTCGTTAGAAACATCAAGAGAATTATTTGAAAATGATTTGCTTAAGAAATCTGAACAAGTACCTACCGACCAGGAACAACATTTTTTAATTGAAGATCTTTATAAAA